ATGTCAAAAATGCAAGGTCAGCCGAGAGTCGGCATGAAACACGCTCGTAAAATTACACGAGCAGAATCAGATGTAACTGGATTGCCACGTTGGGTAGAAATTTACACTTCCCCAGCAACTGGTGAAACAGCGTTCAAAAACTGCCAACTTGCTGGCGGTGCTAAAGACGTTTTTGCGTGTCGCAAAGCGTTGAACAAGTATTGGAGCTAATCCAATATAATTATAGGGGCATGGGAAACCATGCCCCTTCTTTTATTATGAAATACATATTGATTGTTTTTTCTCTAATATTTTTGACTGGTTTTTCTAAACAAGAAACTGATTGCCTCGCAAAGAATATTTATTTTGAGGCTAGAGATCAAACTATAAAGGGTCAAATTGCTGTTGCTTTAGTTACTATAAATAGAGTAAACAGTAAGAGATTTCCTGATTCGATCTGTAAAGTGGTGAAACAAGCTAAATATAGAAATGGGAAACTAGTGAGGAATAAATGTCATTTCTCTTGGTTTTGTGATGGTAAATCAGATAGACCAAAAGATATGATTGCTTGGAAGGTATCACAAACTATTGCAAAAGCAATGCTAGAACAGCCTGGTGGACATATCAAAAATTATGGTAAGAAGTGGAAGGTGAATGATTTTTTAAGTGGCGCTACTCATTATCATAGAGTAGATGTTAATCCATATTGGAATCGTAATATGTTAAAGGTTGCAACAATAGGAGATCATATATTTTATATTGATCCATATAGATTTTAACTGCTAAGAAAGGATAAAATATATGTCAGAGAAAAAAGAAAAACAATCATTAACTCCCGAAGAAAAGGGAGTCTATCTTTTCATGGAAGAAGTAAACACAGAAACGTGTAAAGAATTAATAAGTTTTATTTTAACAAAAAGCTTTACAAGACCAAGACCTAAGTGTTTACAGATTATCATTAATTCGCCTGGCGGTGATTTGAATGCTGCTTTTGCGGTTATAGATATTATGAGGGGTTGTCCTATACCAGTTCATACAGTTGGATTAGGACAGATTGCATCTGCTGGGTTTATGATGTTTATTGCTGGGAAAAAGGGTGAAAGGATTTTAACTCCCAATACTTCTATTATGTCGCATCAATGGAGTTGGGGTTCATGGGGTAAAGAACATGAACTTGTTGCTGTTACTAAAGAACATGAATTAACATCTGAACGTATGATTAATCATTATAAAAGAAGTACTGGTATGACTGAACAGAAAATACGAAAATATCTTTTACCTGCTACAGATGTTTATATGAGTGCAAAAGAAGCATTGAAAATGAAATGTTGTGATAAGATAAAGGATTTTAGATGAGTATAGATGTTAATGAAACTATTGAAAATTTAGTTAATGAAAAAAAAGTTTCATATATAGAAGCTATTGTTCTCTATACTGATAATGTTGATTGTGAAATAGAAATGGTTGCAAAGATGTTGAATCGTTCTATAAAGGATAAGATAGAAGCAGAAGCACAAGATTTGAACATGATGAAAAAGAAATGTTCAAAACTTCCTTTGTAATGTATTGTGATGACCGTTTGTAATTATACAGCGTAATATAACGTAATATAAATTTTAAGGAGTAATAACATGGCAACAAATTTTGCAGATTTAAAAAAGAATCGTTCTACTAAATTAGAGTCTTTGGTAGAAGCATCAGAAAAGATGAATGAAAAAGTATCGTATGTTGATGAACGCATTTGGAAATGCGAAAGGGATAATAACGGTAATGGTTATGCTGTTATTCGTTTCCTTCCCGAATGTAAAGGTGAGACAAGTGAGTACGTTACTCTCTACACTCATGGATTTAAAGGCCCAGGTGGCTGGTATATTGAAAACTCTCTAACCACTCCTGTATCTGGCTCTCCTAAAGGGTACAAAGACCCTGTATCAACAGCAAATACTGCATTGTGGAACTCTGGTATTGAATCAGATAAAGCGATTGCAAGAGAACGCAAACGTAAACAGAATTTCTATTCTAATATTCTGGTTATCGAAGATAGTGCTAATAAAGAGAATGAAGGTAAAGTCTTTTTGTTTAGGTATGGTAAGAAAATCTTTGATAAGTGCCAATCAGTACTTAAACCAGAATTTGCAGATGAAGTTGGTTTCAATCCTTATGACTTTTGGGATGGTGCGAACTTCAAGATCAAAATTCGTCAGGTAGATGGATTTGCTAATTATGATAAATCTGAATTCTGCGAACCATCACCATTGTTTGATGGTGATGAAGAAAAGATTAAAACGGTTTGGGAAAGTCAATACTCTTTGGATGATTTGATTTCACCTGATAAGTTTAAATCTTATGCGGAATTAGATGCAAGGTTTAAAACTGTAATTGGCGGACATACTGCTAATTATGAAGAAACTATTGAGGAAAGTGCAGAACCTACTGCTGCAGCTGCAGCGGGTGCGGTAACTTTTGAAACTCAAAATCCAAAAACTGATGAAACAATGGATTATTTTAAGAAGTTAGCTGAACAATAATTAAGTGGGGAGTGGCATTTATTATATTGGTAATTCACCAGTATTATGTTGGTATCATCAAAAGAAGCTTCGTGATACCTTGTGAAATCCGTTAGACGGGCCACTCCCCATTTTTAACTCATAAACATTTTTGATACTTCACCGTTTGAAGGTTTAGACCCGCCTGTAGGAGTAAATACACTCTCATTAGTTGTAACATTGTTGGTACTCTGGTCAATTACAGCTCCACCTAAAGGTGATCTTGCATCTGGCCCAGTTGGTGGCGAGAGATCATAATTGTCTCTTTGTAACGCCATTATATTTGCTTCTACTCTAGATCGTCCTACATCCAATGAATATTTACTAGGCCCATCCCCAGCTGCATTTGTCATAATTTCTTTACGAATAGCTGCATCATTGTTTGCAATTATCGCTTCTTTCAATGCAGGCCAGTTTCCTTGTTTATAAAATCCAGCACCCATATTATATGACATATCATATAATGCTTGTTTTTGACCAAAGTTAAGTTTTGACCAATGATCTTTTCCTATCCAATTTTTGGCAGCATCAGTAAAGAAACCTCTTTCTACATCAACTAATCTTTTTGCTTCAGCAGTGGTAAGTTCTGCTTTTCCTGCTTTTAAATCTGCAAGAGATTTTGTAATACCCGCTTTCTTTAATAAATCCCCAGCACCATCTTTAGACAAATGAAATCCATATCCAATCGATTGTCCACCAGCATCAGGATATGCTTTTGATTCAAAACCTTCATGTCCTAGTGTATCTTTACCTAATAGTTTCATCATTTGTTTTTTCTGGCCGTCAATGAATTCTTCTATCATAGTAGGTTTCAATGGAGTTACATAAGGAGATACTTTTACTCTAGGTTGGTCTATCATTTTCAGTTCTCTACGTTTTGGAAAAGGCCCATCACCTACCAGAGCAAAGTCTTTTGTAGAAAGTTCATCTGAATAATGTTCTTCATAAGCTTTAGCTATACTATCCCATTTCAGCATATCTATTTTTGCTTGATTTAATTTTTGTTCATCACTTTCTTCAAATAGTCTCCATCCCAAACCTAGTTGTTTTCCCATTTCATGAGCATCTGCCCAAGTACTTTGTTGTGCTGATAATCTTTTCCATTCTTCTAATCCAGCAATTTTTACTTTAGCGGCTTCACGTTTTTCACGTTGTTCATCATAATCCTGTTGTTTACCTTCAGCATCATAATCCCACATATCCATTTTCTTCAACCCAAAGAGTTTACCTACAGCAGTTCCGACAAGAGCGTTATTTACTATTGCTGGTAAATTCATAAACCAATTCGATACATTAGCTAATGATTTGTGTATCGCATCATTAATTTCTTTATTGTAGATGAGTGCTAATGATGCAGCTGTTATTCCTAAACCAACAGGAGATAACGCCAGTCTAAGAACTGCAAAAAGTCTTAGTATGCCCGTTAGAAGATAAAATCCCATGCTCTTCATAAATTTTAATGGACTCATACCAAGAACCCTCATAATTGCCATACCACCCAATACAGTAGTAAACAATGTTGTAATACTATTAGTCATTTCTGGGCCAAAGTGTGTTTCCATCCATGATTTGATATCTTTTGTAATTAATCCATCATAACCTAGTAAACCCCCTGTCCAGTTAAGAACATTACCTATGAAACTTCCAACAAAATTCCCGATATCGAATAAGGCAAGAATGATTGCATCTTTCTTTCCTATCCAACTCTTGTCCATAAATCCGTTAAAATCTTTTGTTAGATTGTCAAAGAGTTTGGTTAGATCGTCCATTGTTTCAAAAAACAAGGTCATTGTAGCTGGATAGAAATTCTTTTCTCCCCATTCAGCGATAGGAGTAAAGAATCCTTTAGCTGCTAAGAAAAACTTTTTAACTTTTAACCATGTCTTTTTTAAATCACCAAGATTTATATTTGCAAGGATTGTTCCTAAACCAAGTACAAGAAGTATTGTTTTAAACTTCTTTATCATATCCCATAATCCCTTTAACCAAGTTTTTCCCCCATCAACTCCAACTTTAAACCCCTTTTTAATTGACTCTGCAAATTCTTTCCATCTTTTACCTTCTTTTTCCTCATCTTCCTTTTTGTCCTCACTAGTTTCTACGCCTTCAGATACACCTTGCAATATTTGTTCAATCGTTTTTCTATCTTTTCTATCTCTAGCAAATTCTTCTGCTATTCTATCTGTATTTTTCTCGACAGATTTTTTAACCCCTTCCATTACTTTAATCATGTGTAGCTGTCCTACTTCTTCAGCTACTGCTATCGCTCTTGCCCTTTTATCGCTTTCTTTTCTTTCTTCCCATTCTGCTCCTTGCATATCACGCATATCACGCAAGGTCTTTGTCATATCGCTCAAAGCAGTAGACATCATAGCATCTGATGAACTGCTTTCAGCGGGTTTTCTGCCAGCTGGTTTTTTTGGTGGCATCATATTTTGTTTTCTAGGTTTATCAGCCATTTATCTATCCTTGTTGGTTTTGAGCAGCTTGGTGTTTTTTATTTTCTTCTTCTATGAATTGCATTAATAATGAAACATAAATTTCTTTTTCCCATGGCATCATATTTTCAACCTCAGTAAGAGAGTATTTGTGATGTTGCATTAAACTAAAATTTGTATTATAATAGTTATGCAAAGTTTCATTACTGAGGCTTAACCGAAAAAAGACTGTAAGCCCTCCAAAGTCTTTGTGTTATGATGTCCACAGATTTTTGCGTTTTTACCTTTTCCTACCTTTTGTTCACACTTTAAATCTAACTTATGTCTTAATGCAGGCATTGTTTCAAAGAACTTTTGTATCTTTTGAAATTCTGACTCTGGTAAGGCATCAAAGAATTCTTCTAATTCTTTTACAGTATGATCTTTCGCAGAATAAACTTGTTCATTATCAAAAATTGCTTCTAGACACATAATAAGAGATGAAAAAACATTTTCAATATCAGTTTTGTCATCTGAAAATTGTTCTTTCAGTTCAATGCTTGGATATTTCATGGTAACACCGATATTGTTTGCTAGTTTTATCTCTTTATCATGTCCTTCCGTTCTTTCAATTTGTACTTCATTTAAATTAAGAACAAATGGAGATTGTTTCTTACATGATTCACATTCAAACATTAAGTCAACTTGTTCTCCCTTTGACTTTGATCTTAATTGAAGAAAGATATATTCAACATCAAACATTGCTAAATTACGAGCATTTAGGTCTGATTCCACGCAACTTTCAATAATGTCTTGTATTGCATTAATGATTTGTTTTTCATCTTCTGTTTCTAATGCTATTAAAAGTATTTTTTCTTCTTTAACTAAGAAGGGTCTATACTTTATTTTTTCCCCAGTTGAAGGTATAACAAGATCATAACTCGGTGTTTCTATCTTTGGTAATGGCATTTCAAATCTCCTTGAAATAATAATATTAAATAATAAAAAATAATGTAATTTTTATTTATGGTTTGTTAAATATGTTAAACAGTTGTCGTTGACCAAACAGTTTAAATCCGCCTCTAACATTAAGGTTACGGAATAATTGACCGAACAAACCTTTTCTTAATGGACTTGTAGATTTAAGATCAGGTAGAATAGCAGTTGTTGTAAAACTTTCTGATACCATTGTTCTAAAGACAAACTGTATATCAACTTTTTGAACTTGGTTATTCAATACATAACCTAAACGTAATGGTGATATTGTTTTAGGATATGCTTCTATTAATTTAAAGGCTGATATTGTTGCAAGATCATCTCCGCCTTCTCTTTTTTTGTTTCTTGATAATTCAAATATTGTTATAGTTCCAGTATAATGATTGTAGTAGTTTATATCACCAGTTCTTTGATCGTACATTAGTTTGATCCAATCTTCAAAGAAATGGTATTCTGCTAAATCTTCACTAACATAAAATGTAGCACCTATTGGATCATACAATTTGTCATATACATATTCTTTTTTTAACGAATAAGTTTTATTTGGTTTTGTTGAAAGAGCATGGCCTGGGATACTACAAGTATCGCAATTATATCCTATGTCCTCAACAATTCTCGGAGTCCATTTTTCGTTAAAAGATTCTGCGAAATCAAATCTTGGAGGCGTTATTTCCATCCTATACAAGTTAGGTCTGGAAAACATACCAGAGTTTGATGCTTGTGCTACTATGGTACTGATATCATTCTTTCTTGAACTTTTTACTTCACCAACTTTAGATGTATTACGCCTATCTCCAAATATAGGAAGCCTAACTCGTACTCCCCCTATATTAAATCCAAAATCTCCATCTATTCTTAATGGCATTTACGCTTCCCCCATGTATATTCTTGCTCTAATTTGTTGTTGTCTCCAAACTTTAACACTTTTTACTAATGTCATAGAACCAGTTGAGTCCATCTTAAAGAATTTTTCGTTTTCTTCCATAATAGTATTTTCCCATATATCATCATTAACTCTAACTATTCCAGCATAACATCCTCTATATCTATATCTACGGAGAGAGAGTTTCGCATATCGAAATACTCTTAAATGTATTCTCTCCATAAACTCTCTCCAATCAAAAAAACGTCTATTATTTCTGATTAAGAAGTATGGTTTCAATGCTTCTAATAATTCTTGTCTAGCTGATGTATCAATATAATTAAAATTAATTCCATCAAATGTCATAGCGTTATGTCTATTGATACAGAGAATTACTGGGTATCTATCGAAATAAGGATATTCGTCTGCTCTTTCTTTCAAAGCACGATACTTGAAAGTGTACATGAATCCTCTATACACATTTCCTGTAAAAACACCTTTGTCTCTTAGCTGTCGTAGATTGGTTTCCATTGGTAGTATTTATAAGGGATTTACCTAATTCCTAAATGTTTTTCTGTAATAACTAGAAACTCCCAACCTCTTTTTCTAGCATATTTTCGTGCAGCTTTCCATTTCGATTGATTCACTAGATATGTTTTCACAGCAGTCTTGTATTTTTGAGATTGTCGTTTAGGTTTTATTGGGGGATTACATTGATTTGAAGGTTTTATCTCTATAATATATTTTTCTACTGTACCTTTTGTTGTCTTAACTTTTACATAAAAATCCACAAAATAGCGTCTTACTCTATTCTCAACTGGATTATAGTATGGAATTTTGATGTTTTCTGAGGCCCATTCTAAAACGCTAGAATGATTGTCTAAATATGTCATGTATTTCCTTTCCCAACTTGAGCGATATTCGCACTCATGGAGACTACCTACATATTTCTCAGCATTCTTTACTTTATATTT